TGACGTCGAGGGCCTGTTCGACATGCCGCACTCGACGAACGGCATCAAGCAAGCCAACGGCTACAGCAACCAGGCCGACACCTCCGGCCAGAAGCCGACCTTCCGCGCCCGCACGATCGACTTGCCGGGCGTCCGAAACGGCCGGGCCACCCTCGTGATCAATGGCACAAGCTACCTGGCGCACGACGTCAAGCCGGACGGCTTCGGCACGTCCACCATCCAACTCATGAAGGCCTGAGATGCACCCGCGTAAGGCCATCCGCGCAGCCTTCAAGGCCAGGCTCCTCAACGCCACCGCTGCCGAGGACCGCGTTTTCGCGACCATGACGCCGCCCCTCGAAGTGGAGTCCATGCTCCACGACGAGGGTCCGGCGATCATGGTCTACGCGCGCCAGGAGGCGAAGCCGGAGTTGCCGGTGACGCGAAACGACGGCGGCCAGAAGCGCACGTTGACGATCGAGATCGAGGCCGTGCTTGTCGGCGCGTCCGACCTCGACGACAAGCTCGACGACATGGCCGAGGCCATCGAGAACCTCTTCGAGAATTGGGAAATCCCCGGCTTCCCGGCCGCCGAGATCGAACTCGGCGAAACCCACATCTACGCGACCGATTCCAAGGAGCGTTACCTCGGTGGCATCTTCATGGTCTACGAGGTTCGCTACTGGAAGGCTTACCGCGCCGAGGCGGACGATCCGTTCTCGCCGGAGTGCGTGTTCGTGATTGCCAATGGTGAGGACAGCGAGCCGCCGGGCTACGCTGGGCCGCTCGCGCCAACCGCCCCCGACATCGCCACGGCCAAGAGTCTCGGCTGGCGGCCAGGTGATCTCGTGGTCAGCGATGGAGACTGCGAATAATGTTCGCCTCCCGCGACCACGCGCTGAACGGCAACGTCGGCAACCCCGAGATGAACGACGTGGAACGCCGGCTGGCCAACATCGCCAAGGCCGGCCGCGTCGTCGAGGCTGACTACCCCAAGGCGCTCGTGAAGGTGGGCATCGGCGACCCCGAGGACCCCGAAGACTACATCATCACGGGATGGCTCCCCATGGCTGGCGGGCGCTCTGACGAGTGGAACCCGCTGAAGGTGGGTGAGGCCGTGATCGTCATGGCTGAGAGCGGCGAGCTTGAGAACGGCGTCGTGACCCCTGGCTCGATCTACAACGAGGACCACCCGGCCGTTGGCGATCGTGGCGACCTGTGGCGCAAGGATTTCCGCGACGGCACCTCCATGGAATACGACCAGGCGTCGAAGACCATGAAGACGACTGTGGGCGGCTCGACCACGACGATGACCGAGGACCGCATCGTCCACGCCATCGGCGACGCGACCTTCACGATGCAGAACGGGTCGATCACCCTGGCTGCCGGCGGGCAGACCTTCGTGGTGGGCGGCTCCGGCGCGCTGTCGAGCGGCAAGATCAGGGGCGACGATGGCCTTGAGGTTACTGGGGCCGTCTTCTCACACAACGGAAAGGACGTCGGCCAGACCCACCGCCACCTGAACTCCGGTGGCTCTGGCACGGGCGGCGTCCCGCAGTAGGGCACTCGACCAATCCATCACAGCGCTCTCGCGCGCGTAGGGTGACCCCCATGAATCTCAGCCCGCGATCCTTTCTGGTCGGCCTTCCCGCATCGCTGCGAAGCCACGCCCGCGTGAAGGGTGGGGGGGCTTCGCGCTACGCGCCATACGCCGCCCCTGCAGGGTGGCGCTGGGAATTCCTGACCGAAATGGGCGCGATCCTCACGGATGCCGGTGTGCCTCAGATTGAACTGGTGATGGCGTAATGGGCGAGATCAGAACGAGCTACTACGCGACCAAAATCGAGAAGATGCGGCGCGCCGCAGCTCGCGCCGCAGTTCGGCGTCTTTGGTCGCAACCGCCTATGAAGGTGCCGCCCGCGTGGGCCACAGATACGCCGTACATATCTGGAGACATAAGGTCTTCGGGCGGGGCTTGGTGGGTCGCCGCGAATGGAGGGACAAGCGGGGCGACTGCACCGGTAGTGGTTGACGCCAATAACATTGTGTCGGATGGCGTGGTTCAATGGCTGAATATTGGTGGGCCAACCATAGCAGCAGACGAGGCCCTCTTACCTAGCCTGACCTATAGCCCGTCTGTAGCGGGCGGGCGTACCGTGCAATGGACCCCGGCAAATCATCCAGAGCTGTTTCAGCTTCGCGGATGCGAAGCGACGACCGGTCAAAGTGATTTCAGGGCGCGGACCCTCAACGACGGATCGACCGCTGACGCTGTTCGGTCTTGCGGCATAGCCTACATGACGGATGCGCCGATCCTCACGATCAGCGTTGTCTCGGCATATGCAAATGGCCGAATGAGCATCGCTATCGATGGTCGTCTTGTGACCCTATCCCCATTTCTGACGTTCGTTGCGCCAAACTATTGCGCGCATATCGATCTCACCGCGATGGGCGGGCGCCGCCCACGTCGTATCGACTTGCTGGGCGCGACGGGTATCCGTCTCAGCGGCGTGCTGCTGACGAGCAAGGATAGCTTGTGGAAGCCCGAGGCTGCGGACGCAATCAAGGCGGTCCTAATCTCAGATAGTCAGTTTGCGGGTCACTCATTTGGTCTGAAGACCTGGGGCGGCGATCCTCTCAGCCGCTTTGCCGACTATATGGGCTGGAGCGACTGGTGGAACTATGCCATCGCCGGGACGGGCTACACCAACAAAGGCGTAGGGTCGGCCTACTACAATTTCGGGGAGCGGGTCGCCCAGGTACTTGCGATGGCGACGCCGCCAGACGTGGTGATTTTCCACGGTACGACAAACGACAACGGTGTCGCATCGGCAACTATCACGGCGGCGGCTCTGGCGGCCTATCAGGCCCTACGTGTGGGCGGCTATGCGGGCCTGATCGTAGTCTTTGGGGTGTGGCCGCTTTCAGCGGCTTGCGCGACGACCGAAGCAGCCATTGCCTCAGCGGTCGCCCAATTCAACGACCCGCACACGATCTTCATCCCGATTTCACAAGCCGCCAATCCGCCGATCACTGGCTCTTGGAACAACACGAACTATCCAACCTCTGGAACAGCGACAAACAACGCCTCCCTGCTGGTGAACTCCACCGACAGCATCCACCTGATGGAGATCGCGGCGGACCCGACTATGCGGTGGATGGCGGATCAACTTCGCGCCAAGTTGCTGGCCGCCTAGACCCCCATCACCCCTACATCTATATGTCGAGGCCAACTAGACCCCCACGCCCGTACATAAACTGAAAGCACCTCATGGCCACCAGCACCGGCATAGATTGGGAGACCGGCCGGAGCATATCTGGCTGGGCACATGTGAGTCAAAGCCTCCGCATCTTGTTCACCACTCCGAAGGTCAGTCGCGTCATGCGAAGGGCAGTGGGGGCCGATCTCGTGCGGATGGTCGACGCCCCAATCAGCCCCGTAACGATCATCGACATCTATGCCGCTGTCGCGGAGTCGGTGCGTAATTACGAGCCGCGCTTCAAGATTTCGCGGATGAAGGTGCTTGATGCGTCGGCTGACGGCAAACTGACGGTGGGTATTGAAGGCGTCTATTTCCCGAGGGGTCACCTGGGCGACTATAGCGTTTCCGAGCCGAAGACCGTGAGTGTGCCGCTGTGACCGATCCCGATCCAGATCCCGGTCTTCGCATGGCCGCCGCTTCCGTCGAGGCCATTCGCGCTATGCACCCCATCGAACTCAACCTCTTGATCGCCGCTGCGCCGAACGTCATCGACGCGCGGATCAAGATCATGGCGGCGCAAATCATGGGCGGCCGAGGCGACATCGCATGAGCACCCGCTTCGTCGCCGCCAATCTTGATCTTTCCCGTCTCGCCGCACCCGAGGTCATTCAGGACGTCAACTACGAGACGATCCTGGCCGAGCGCCTGGCTGACCTGAAAGAACGCTGGCCCGACCTCGACACCACCGGCCTTGAGACCGAGCCGGCAGTTATCCTCCAACAGGAAGACGCCTATCGCGAGACGCTGACCAGGGCCGCCATCAACGATGCGGCGCGGAGCGTCATGCTGCCGTTCGCCACGGGCGGCAATCTCGACAACATCGCGGTCTTCTACGGCATCCGTCGCCTTCTCCTTCAGGCCGCCACCGACAGCACCCCGGCCGTCTATGAGAGCGACGATGACCTCCGCGTCCGCGTGCAACTTGCGCCAGAGGCTCTGCCCTACGCAGGCATGACGGGCGGCGGCTACCGCAGCCTGGCGCTGCGCGTCGCATCGAGCGTCAAGGACGTCTACACCGTCAAGCGCGACGGCGGTCGAGTCGACGTGGTCCTCCTCGGCCGAACGGGCAATGGTGCGCTCGCCTCCGGCGTCGTTTCCAGCGTCTACGCCGCCTTCCAAGATGATGCCGCCACGCAACTGACGGATGTGATCTCCGTCATGGCCGCGAACATCACGACCTACGCCTTGAACGTGAGGCTCTACATGCGCCTCGGCCCCGATCCGGCGGCCGTTCGCGCCTCGGCCCTGGCGGCCGTCAACGCCTATGTCGCCTCGCGACACAAGATCGCGCAGCCCGTCTACGGCCAGATGATTGAGGCCATGGCGTCGGTTGGCGGCGTCGAGCGCGCTGCCGTGCAGTCGTTCACCGACATCGATCCCGGCCCCTACGGCGCTGCCTACTGCACGGGCGTGACGATCACCACGGAGATCGTTCAGTGACCTACCCCTCGCTCCTGCCGAGCAATCGCAGCGAGTGGGCCACGGCGCTGTCCGAAACGGGCGCGGCGCGCTACCCGCTGCCTGCCGAACTCGTGGCCTCGGTGTGGAGCCCGGCTGACTGCCCGGTCCACATCCTGCCCTACCTGGCCTGGGCGCTCTCGGTCGACCTGTGGGACGACACCTGGCCAGAGACCCTCAAGCGCGAGGCCTGCCGCCGCGCTCTTGAACTCCATCGCCTGAAGACCACCCTGGCAGGCATCAAGGCTCACGTCGAGTTCACGGGCGCAGAGGTCCGCAAGGTCACGCGCCCGCCCGCCAACGGCTTCATGTACGCGGCGATGACGCCCGAACAGCGCACCGCCTGGCTCGACAGCCTGCCGCAAATCCGCATCTACCCCTTCTACAACAAGGCGGTCGCTGTCGGGCGCATGTTCTTCAGCGGCACCGCTGGCAAGAAGTTCATGCCGACGCGGACGACGGAGCTTTCCGAGGAGTGGGGCTACAACGTCCTGGGCATCCCGCAGCCCGAGGTGACGACGGTTTCGCGGGGCATCACCGGATTCTATCGCCCGTCTCGCGGCGCAGACCTCCTTGGCCGCCGCTCGACCTATTACAAGGACGGTGTCGAGATCGAGGCGCGCTATGAGGCGCGCGACGGCGACAGCGTGGAGCGGGTCTTCATCCCGACCGTGCGCGCCAGGCAGTGGTATGGGGCGGCGTTCGCCGGGCGTGGCTACGCGACGGCGTCCAAGGGTGAGAGCGGGGCGATCACCGTCCGCCTGGACAACTCCGGCAACTTCTACGCCGTCGAGAGCGGCGCGACTGTGCAGGACGTCCGGCCACAGCGCATCAATCAGGAGCGCATCGCGCCCGAGGGCACCGGCTTCGCTGGACGGTTCGCCAACAAGCGGTTCATGCGCTCGACCTTCGCGCCCCTCCTCGTCTACGACCGCATCTCCCTTCAGGATGCCTCGCGCGTGGGCGGCCGTCGCAAGACGCGCCGCTTCTATGGCCACGGCCGCTTCGGGATCGCGCCCTACACCGCCGAACTCAAGGTCCATGTTCCGATGCGCCGTCCGCGCCGCACGGCCGCCAGGTGGCACGGCGTCGGCTACATGAGGGGCGCTGATATGTCCCCGCTCTACAAGGCTATTGAAGCCGTCCGCGTTAGCAAGGCCTTCCGCGATACGGTCTACATCGACACCGCCACCTACGGCGAAATCCAATTCAGCGGCGGCTTGCAGTTCGGCGAGTTTGCCTTTGGCGAAATCAAAGAGGTCGCATAAACGATGGAAAATCGTCGTATCTTCCAAGACGGCATGGACCTCGACCCGGCCGACTTCAACAGCCTGGAAGATTTCGTTCAGGACGGCATGCAGAATGTCGTCGCTGATGCCGTGACCTTGGAGCGGAAGTACGCCAACTTCCTGGCCTCGATCACCGGCAGCGCCGAAGTCACCGTGCAGCCCGGCCGCCTCTACTCGGCCGGCGCTGTCTACGCCCGCGACACCGAGTTCGTGAAGGACTTCACGACCGCGTTGCCGATCTCGGGTAAGAAGAACGTGCTGGTCGTGATCTACGGCCAGGAGGTCGACACCAACGCGACCCCGCGCGAGTTCCTCATCAACGAGGAGACCAACGAGTCGGCTCCGCGCACCGTCGCGATCGACCGCGCTCGTCAGTGCATCATCAACACCGCCGCCGGCACCGAGTCTCCCGACCCCATCGACCCGATCATCGACGCCGGCATGCTCGCCGTGGCCCGCGTCGTCTTGGGCTCGGCCGGCGTCCTCTCCGTCGAGATGCTCGCCGAGAACAAGCTCGACAGCGTTTCGAGCGTCTCGGGTCGTTTGGACGACGTTGAGACCTTCGTCTCCGAAGCCAAGCCGCAGATCGTGGCTCTGGGCTCCGATCTGGCCAGCCTCAAGGTCGGCTCTCTCAGCAATGTCGGCCGCGAAGTCTATGGCCGAATGCTGGCCCGCCTGGCTGTGCTCGAAGAGAAGAGCGATATCCCCTCGGACGCCACCGACTCCGACGCCGACTTCTTCCTCGACACCGACGAATCAGACCTCGCGCATGCCAGCTTCCTGGCCAAGGTCGCCGAGGGTGGCCGCTTCGCTGACGAGGCCGCCGATGAGACCGTCCTGGCCGTCTTCGACCCGCTGAACCCGCGCGCTGTCGTGACCGGCGGCGTGATGTTCCCGGCCTACACCCGCGACCCGCGCCTTGTTGTGGGTCCGCGCCAGGCTGAAATTCAGGTCAGCGCCTACTCCTACCAGTCGAACGAACTCGTGCAGAAGACCATGTCTCGCACGCGCGTTCGCTACGGCGAGGAGTTCACCGTCTGCACCAACAGTGCGTGGTGGCAGTCGGGCAATTACGACTACGACACGCGCACCTTTGCGCGCTCGGGCGAGACGTTCAACATCGCCAACGCCAACCGAACCCTCGGCGCTCACGACATGCTCCGTGCGCAGCGCTTCTGGTACGACACCTACGAAGAGACGTATTGGGACAATGTCGTCGTCGAGCACACCGTGCCCGGCGCGCAGATTGCCGAGAGCTTCCTCAACGCCAACGACATGTGGCTGGATGCTGTCGGCCTTACGTTCACGCGCCTGGCGGCTACAGGCGGCTTCACGCTGTCGGTCTGCGAACTCGGCCCGAACGGTACGCCAGACCTGAGCGCCGTGATCTCGCACACCGAGGTCGATCGCGCGGACATGCTGCTGAACACGCAGACGGTAGTGCCAATCCAGCCGTGCTTCCTTGAGGGCGGCAAGCGCTACGCCATCCTGATCATCGCTGCGGCCGACCATTGGCTGGCCACGACGCAGGGCAGCAACTTCAACCAGGGCACGCTGTTCTACGTGCTCGACGGTGCCTATCAGCAAGGCGACGGCACGCGCGACTTGTGCTTCACGCTCTTCGCCGCGAAATTCGCCCAGGCACGCGCCGTGATCGAGATGGAGCCGCTGTCGCTTTCGGGCGGCATCACCAGCCTCGACATCCTGGCCTCGGCCGTGATCCCGAACTCCACCTCCCTGACCTACGAGGTTCAGGTTGGCGGCATCTGGACTCCGATCGGCAAGACCGACACGTCGGTCCTCGGCGCTGGCGGCACGATCCCGCCCCTGGTCCCGCTGCGCGCGGTGTTCGTCGGCACCCCCGACGTCATGCCAGCCATCACCCTGACCGACAGCCGGGTCCGCGTCAGCCGCCCCCGCACGGCCTTCACGCACATCTCGACGGCGCGTGTGCTGCCGGCCTCGTCCGACACCATCCGCGTCATCGCCCGCCTGGAATACTTCGACGCCGCGCACCACACGGCCGTCTGCAAGCTCCGCACGGGCGTCAGCTACGCCACCGTCGTGACCGCCACCTCCGTCGTCAGCGTGACGCAGGAAGATGGCTCGATCGAGCGGACCTGGCTGTTCGACCTCGGCGCTGCCGTGCCGGGCTACAAGATTCAGCTTGAAGGCACCACGGACGCGGTTCTCCGCTCCTGGCACATCGGCTGGCGCAAGGACTATGCCCTCGCGTAGGGCAAGGAGAAACCATGGCCATTTCCTACAAGAAGTCCAAGTCGGACCAGTACAGCGTGACGCTCACCAAGGCCCACCGGCACCGGGGATTCCTCTACATCCCCGGTCGTGAGATCACGCTGAACGAAGCCACCCTGATCGAGTTCATCGCGGCCGAGGTGATCGCCACCGTCTCGCCCGCCGAATAAGGCGAGCGCCGCATGGCCTATCCTGAACAGTTCGACTTCGTAAAGAACAAGTCGGCGGCACCGGAGCGCATGAAAGCGCTCATGGACTACCTCGACGCGCGCTTCCGTGCGCTTGAGAGTGTCACGCCAGCCCTGGACGCCGTTATCAGCGACGTCCAGACGCTCGGCCTGACGCGCCTCAACGAGGTGCTCCTGCCGGTGTTCACGGCCGCCACTGAGATCGAGGCGGCGCTCGCTGCAATTCAGGCGCAGTGGATCGACGAAGATTTCGCTGCGACCCTGGCCGCCGCTGCCGCCGCGACGGTCACCGAGGAATTCGACGACTACCGGCACCGCTACCTCGGGGCCAAGGCCTCCGAACCCGCCCTTGACGATGCCGGCAACGCCGTCGTGCAGGGCGCGCTCTATTACGACACGGTCGCGCAGACGACGCGCGTGCTCGGCGCGGGCGGCTGGAAAGACGCCGGCTCGGTCGTCGAGGGCATCATGCAGCCGTTCAATCTGACGGCCACGGCCGCGCAGACCGTCTTCACGATCCCCGGCGGATACGAAGAGGGCCAGATCATCGTCGCCGTCAACGGCACGATCCTGGCCACGACCGACTACATCGCCACCAATGGCTCGACCGTCGTTCTGCCGTCCGGCCTTCTGGTGGACGACATCGTCTCGGGCTTCAAGTTCGGCGCGATCACGCTGTCGAACGTCTACGACAAGAAGGCCGCCGACGCCGAGCGCTTCTTCTGGAATAAGAGGTAATCCATGGCCGCCGCCGTCGTTACGCCAGTCAATCGCAACCCCACCTCCACCCTGGCCAAGGGCTTCGGTCCCGTGCCAGACAACGAGGAGTGGAGCGTCTGCGTGCGCGTCTGCATTGATGGCGCGGCTTCCGACACCGTCGACCTCGTCCTGCGGACCACTGCGGGCGCGAATGCGGGTGAGCGGGCCAAGGACCACCCGGTCGCCAAGGGCGGCGGGACGCAGGACATCGAGAAAGACCTCCTGATCCCCGCAGGCTACGAGCTTTGGGACCGCGCCCCTGGCGGCAATGTCTCGATTTCCTACTCGGCGAGCAAGCGGAGCACGCTGTAATGCCGCGCGGCATTCCATACGTCGGGGACGCGGGGAACGGCGCGCGGCTGCTGGCGCGCTACCGCAATCTCGGCGAGGGCACCAAGACTGAGTACGTCCCCGACAACGCTGGCTGGTGCGATGCTCGTGCCGTGGGCGGCGGCGGGACTGCTAAGGTCGATGATATCGGCGGCGCTGGCGCTGCCTATGCCCGCGCAGGGTTCGCGGTCACGCCGGGTCAGGTGGTGCAGTTTGTGGCCCCGCCATCGCGAACTGCATACGCCAATCTTGACGGTGCAGATGCGAGCGTTTCACTCGATGGAACGACAAAGGTTCTTGCAAAGGGCGGCGGAAAAGGCGTCTCGGGATCATCCCCCGGCGGAAGTGCCCTTTCTTGCATCGGCGATGTAAAGCGCTCCGGTGGCAGTGGTGGGTCGCTCGGAACGATAGCTACTTCAACCGGAGCTAACGGCCTGGGAGGCCCCGGCGCGACACTGGCGAATGGGGGCGGTCAGGCGAATGGGGGCTCCTCCGGGGGCGACTTCATCGACACGGACTCCCTTTCTACTGGTGGTTTTGGCGGCGGCCTCGGAGGCTTTCAGGTCCCGCCGGGGCCGGGTGGTGGTGCCAGTGGGCGCGGCGGCGGCCCGGACGTTACGCCAGGTCCAGCACTAGCTTGGATCGAATTCTGGACTTCCAACCCTAACCTTTAGAACGGGGGTCACCGCTCACACCGTATGCCGACTTCACGAGCGTGGACACGCGCCACGACGCCTCCTGCCGCCGCCGCCGATCTGGTGACGGCCAACGCCGCAATCACCGCCAACGCCACGGCCATCTCGGCCGCGATCGCGCCAGGCACCGTCGCCGCCTTCGCGCTTTTCGCACCACCCACGGGTTGGCTGAAGGCGAACGGCACCACGGTCGGAAGCGCCGCATCCGGCGCAACGCGCGCCAACGCCGACACCGCCGTGCTCTTCGCCGCGCTGTGGGACATCGGCTCGCTGGCGATCCTGACCTCTGCCGGCGCGGGCTCCATGCGCGGGGCGTCGGCTGCCGCTGACTACGCCGCCAACAAGCGCATGACCCTTCCCGATCTGCGAGGCGAGTTCCTGCGCGGCTGGGATGACTCGCGAGGCGTCGACGCCAGCCGGGCGCTCTCCTCGGCGCAGGCCGAGATGATCGGCCCTCACGCGCACGCTATTTCGTCGAACAACACGCGAAACACCCCCTCCGGCGGTGCCGACAATGTCGCCATGGGCGGCGCTGCCACCCTGAACACCCTCAACAACACCGGCACCGAGAACCGGCCAAGAAACGTGGCCATGCTCTACGCAATAAAATTGTAGTCTCAAACGCGAGGAGAATGCACGAGAGCCTGGGCGAGGGCTGGGTAGCAGAGAGAAATCGGCGCGTCGGCGAGAAAAAGATCGAACAAAAAGAACCAGTGATCCGCCAGGCGCGCGAGCTAAAAGCGGCAGGAATGACCGCGTGCGCCGCCGCCAAGATAATCGGCATCAACATGAGCACTGTGTATTTCTATTACCGGGACAGGTTCGCCTACCTTGATCCCGTGGCTACCGAACCGACCGCGTCCTTGGCCGCCTGACGGCCTATTCTTCCATCAAGAATTTTGGAGCCACAGAACCGATGCCCTTCCTTCATGGAGTCGACGTTATCACCGTCGACAGCGGTCCCCGCTCGATCGAACTCATCCGCTCGGCAGTCATTGGCCTGGTGGGCACCGCGCCCCTCGCTGACGCCGCCAAGTTCCCCCTGAACACCCCCGTGCTGATCAACAGCCGTGGCGGTTACTCGGCCGTGGGCATCACCGGCACCCTGAAGGACAGCCTCAACGGCATCTTCGACCAGGGCAACGCTGCCGTGGTCGTGATCCGCGTCGAAGAGGGCGACACCGACGCCGAGACGATGGCCAACATCATCGGCGGCACCGATGCGCAGACGGGCGCTCTGACCGGCGTCTATGCCTTCCGCGAAGCGCAGAGCCTCCTGGGCGTCGCGCCCATGATCCTGATCGCCCCCGGCTTTACCGGCGAGCGCCCGACCGGCGTCATCTCGACCAACGTCACCGCTCAGGGTTCGGGCTACACCTCGGCCCCGGCCGTCGCCTTCTCCGGCGGCGGCACCGATCCCGACAAGGTTCTGCCTGAAGGCGTTGCCGTGCTGGGCACGGGCGCTGACGCGCAGAAGGTTATCGGCGTCACCGTCACCAACCCCGGCCGCAACCTGACCACGGCACCGACCATCGCCTTCACGGGTGGCGGCGGCACACTGGCGGCGGCTACGGCCACCATCGGCGCGTACAGCAACCCCGTCGTGTCGGCCTTGCTGACCATGGCCAACTCGCTTCGCGCCCACATCGTCGCCGAAGGCCCGAACACGACCGACAGCGCCGCCATCGCCTATCGCGAAGATTGGGGCTCGCGCCGCGTCTACATCGTCGACCCGGCCGTGATGGTGTTCGACACCGATCTGGAAACGCCGGCCTACGTCGCCAAGCCGAACAGCCCCCGTGTGGCTGGCCTGATCGCCCGCATCGACTCGCAGATCGGCTTCTGGAAGTCGCCGTCGAACGAGACCATCAATGGCATCGGCGGCATCGCACGCCAGATCGACTACGGCCTGGGAGACGCCAACAGCCGCGCCAACATCCTGAACGAGAACGAGGTCGCGACCATCATCCGCGACGACGGCTGGCGTCTGTGGGGCAACCGCACCGCGTCGGATGATCCCGTGTGGGCGTTCCTCTCGGTCAGCCGCACGGCCGACATGATCGACATCTCGATCCAGCAAGGTCACCGCTGGGCCGTCGACCGCGTCGTGAACAAGCAATACTTCGAGGACGTCGTCGCCGCGGTGAACGGCTTCCTGCGCCAGCTTCAGGCTCGCGGCGCGATCCTGGGCGGTCGTTGCTGGGCTGACCCCGACTTCAACACGCCGGCCGACATTGCCGCCGGCAAGGTGACGTTCTCCTACGACTTCACCCCGCCGACCCCGGCCGAGCACATCACGTTCCGCTCCGCCGTGACCATCGAATACATCTCTTCGATCTTCGCCGTTTAAGGACAGAGCACCACCATGATCCCTCGCGTCCTCAAGAACTTCTCGGTCTTCATCGACGGCCTGGGCTACCACGGCCTGGTCGACGAGGCCGAGCTTCCCGAAGTGAAGATCAAGATGGAGGAGTACCGTGCCGGTGGCATGGATGGCTCCTACGAGATCGACATGGGCCAGGAGGCGATGGTCGCCAAGCTGACCTTCGCCGAGTACCCGGCCAACGTCCTGAAGGCCATGGGCAACAATCAGCGCATCCAGCTTCGTGGCGCTCTGCGTCGCGACACCGACGCCTCGATCGTGCCCGTCATCGTCGAGATCGGCGGGCGTGTGAAGTCGTTCACACCTGGCTCGTGGAAGGCCGGCGACATGGCCAAGAGCGAGCACGAGGTTGCCGTCGACTACTTCCGTTGGAACCAGGCGGGCGTCGATCTCATGGAGATCGACATCGTGAACATGAAGCGCGTGATCGGCGGCGTCGATCAGCTTTCGGGCCTGCGCGACGCCCTGGCGATGTAATTTCCACCCGCGATAGGAGAGATCGCACCCCATGACCACCTTCGACAAATCGCCGTCCGTCAAGATCAAGCTCGAATTCCCGATCGAGATCGACGGCGACACCAAGACTGAACTGACGATGCGCCGGCCCAAGGTGCGCGACACGCTCGACGCCAATAAGAAGCACCCCAACGACGCCTCGGCGGTCGGCATGTTCATCCTGGCCCGTCTCTGCGACGTGACGCCGGACCACATCGCCGAACTCGACGAGTACGACGCCGGGGTCCTTCAGGCGCAATATGAGGCCTTTCGGGGCGGAACGGTGGGCAGCTAGCGAACTCCGCATCGCCGGCCTCTCGCTCATGAAATACAGCGAGGGCGGAATGAGGTGGGAGGTCTTCATCGACCTCGACCTCGACGAAGTGGACGAGTTCATGGAGTCGGTCGAGGAGTTGGAGCGCCGCATCGAAGCCGCCTCGAAAAGGAAGTAGATGGCTCGCGGCCTGAACGTCTTCGTTAATATCGGTGCGCGAGTCGCATCCTCGGTCGGCGCTTCGGCGTCGGCCGTCGAGCGCCGCATGGCGGCGATGGGACAGCGCCTCCGCCTGGCCAACGCCGAAGCGAAGGCCGCCAGCCGAGGCCTCATGTCGTCCGGCGACATCCGTGGCGCGATCTTCGACTCCGCCGCTGTCGGCTACGGCCTCTACAAGGCCATGGACCCCTTCGTCCAATTCGAAGACGCCCTGGTTCGCGTGGGCAACACCGCCGAGGTCTATGGCTCCACGCTGAACAAGACCGGCGACCAGATCATCGCTACGGGCAAGAAGTACGGCATCGGCGCGATGTCCGCGCTCGAAGGCGTCAACGCCTACATCGCCGCCGGCCTGGACTTGAAGACCGCGAGCGGCGCGCTCGATCGCACCCTCATGCTCTCCAAGACGGCGGGCATCGACCCGACCGAGGCGGCGGCTGCCGGCGTCGGCGTCATGAACAACATGGGCGTCAAGGTCGAGGAACTCGGCGCGGCCTTCGACCGCATGGCGTTGGCTGGCAAGCGAGGCAACTTCGAACTCTCGGCGATGGCCAAGTACATGCCCCGCCTGACGTCCGCCGCCGCCAAGATGGGCATGACGGGCGTGCAGGGCGTAGGCGACATCGCTGCCATGCTTCAGATCGTCCGCCAAGGCTCGGCCGATGAAGAGACCGCGCAGAACAACCTCTACAACCTGTTCGAAAAGACCTTCAGCGCCGAGACGGTGAAGAAGTTCGCCAAGGCGGGCTACAACCTGCCGGACATGTATAAGGCGGCCCAGGCCTCGGGCACCGACTACTTCGACTCGATCCTCGACGCCGTCGAGAAGCTGTCGAAGAAGGGCGAGGACCCGTTCGCGTTCGCCAACACCTTCGAGGACCAACAGGCCAAGTCGGCCCTGACGATGCTGGTCACCAAGCGGGCTGAGTACCGCAAGCTGCGCGAGGAAGTCCGCGCCGCCGCTGGTGTGCTTGAGGGCGATTGGGCTCGCGTCAACAAGACAAACAAGACATCCATGGACCGCCTGGGCGCGTCCCTCCGCTCGCTCGCCATCTCGTTCGGCGCAGCTTTCGGTCCTGCACTTGCGAACGCCACCGACAAGATGGCCAAGCTGGCCTCTTCGTTCGCGCTGTTCGCCGAGCAAAACCCCAAGGTCGTCTCGGCGATCGGCGGCACCGTGGCGGCTCTGGCTGGCATGCTGATCTTCGCCAAGATCGGCAGCGTCATCGCGACCGGCGTGCTGCGGATCGGCATCGCCCTCAAGTGGCTCGGCACCGTCATCGGTGCGGGCAGCGCGCTCGCCAGCGGCCTTGTCTGGCTGCGGGGCGCAACGCTTGCTTTCAGCCTGTTTGCCGCCACGCTGGGCGTTCCGTTCGCAGTGCCCGTCTTGGCTGCCGCCGCTGCCCTCGTTGCGCTGGGCCTTGGCGTTGCTTGGGTCGTCGCCAAGTGGGACGGCATCAAGGCATTTTTCGTCGGCTTCGCTGACGGCGTGACGAAGTCGCTATCGCCGGAGGTCCGCGCCAATCTCGCTGCGTTCGGCGAGACGCTGAAGGGCGTTGGCGAGGCCATTGGTAAGGCGTTTGATTGGGCTGCGAAGGCGATTGGTGGCCTCTTTGGACCTATCTTCAGCCCACCCAAGACCGAGAATTGGAAGGCGTTCGGCGAGGAGATGGGCCGCATCGTCGGCGGCGTCATTAACTGGTTTCAGCGCCTCTTCGATACCATCGGCGCTGTCCGCTCCGCCCTCGCCAATCCGCTGACGCTCGGTAAGGCGGCGATGGAGAACCTGGGCGCTGGCTCCGATCCGCTGGGCAACGCGGCTCCCCGTGCCTACGGCGGCACGTCCCGCGCTGGCCAGCCGCACATGGTGGGCGAGCGCGGCCGTGAAATCTTCGTGCCGGGCAAGACCGGCACCATCATCCCAGCCCGCACGACCGAGGCGCTGATGCGCGGTGCGAACGACAACGGCGGCAGCGTGACCATCGGGGACATCCACATCCACGGTGCGAACGACCCGCAAAGCACCCGCCAAATTCTGCGGGAAGAGTTGAAGCGCCTGTCGCGCGGCCAGTCCGCACTGTTGAGTGACTGACCATGACCGACAGCACGACCATGATGGCCCTCGGCCCGTTCCGGTTCGGGATCGCCACGGCGGCCTACCAGAGCCTTGAGCGCACGAGCGAGTGGCGCTGGCCGACGCAGGATCGCATCGGCGTAGCGCCCGCGCGCCAGTATGTCGGGCCAGGTGATGACACGATCACGATGTCGGGCGTGATCTATCCGCACTTCATCGCCGGCCGCGCTGGCCTTGAGCAAGTCTCCCGAATGCGCGCTGCGGCGTCTCTGGGTGAGCCCCTGCAAATGGTCAGCGGTGCTGGCCGTGTCCTGGGCGACTACGTCATCCTCTCCATCCGCGAGGGGCAGGCCACCTTCTTCAGCGACGGATCACCGCGCTCGATCACCTTCGACATTGCGCTGGGAGCCTACGGTGGCTGACGTCGTCTACGAGGACTACCGCTGCCAGGAGGGCGACACCGTTGACCTGATCGCCTATCGGCGCTTCGGCTCATCCAGCGGCACGACCGAGTCCATCCTCGACGCCAATCCTGGCCTGGCTGCCATCGGCCCCATCCTGCCGCTGGGCATGATGCTGCGCATCCCAATCCCCGTGAAGGCTGACCGCGCGCCTGGCGAGAACATCTGGTCATGAGGCCCGCCTACCGCATCGAGATCGATGGGGCCGACGTCACCGCCAAGTGGGGCGCGTGCTTGACCAGGCTGTCGATCACCGACGAGGCCGGCATCAAGTCCGACACCCTCGAAGTCGAGTTCGACAACCGCGAGAAGATCAAGGCCCCGCCGGTCGGCGCGAAGGTCAAGGTGTGGCTGGGCTACGAGCCAGCGCCGGTCCTGCGCGGGCAATTCGTGATCGATGAGTGGACGCTGTCTGGCCCGCTCCGCACGCTCTCGATCTCCGCCAAGGCTGCCGAGCTTACCTCGACGATCCGTGCAGCCAAGACGCGCGCCTTCGACGGCAAGACGCTGGGCGCGATCGTCAACCAGATCGCGGGCGACCACGGCCTGACGGCGCAAGTCGACAGCGAACTCGCGTCCATCCAGATCGCCCACATCGACCAGGCCAACGAGAGCGACCTCGGCTTCCTGTCGCGACTGGCCAAGCGGAACGGCGGCACCTTCAAGCTGGCTGACGGCAAGCTCATCATGGCCAAGAAGGGCGGGGCGAACCTGCCGAGCGGTAAGGCCAAGACCGCCATCGCCATGACGCCAGACATGGTCGGGACGTGGTCGTTCACGCAGGGCAAGCGCGGCGAGTACAAGGCCGTCAGCGCCTCCTACATGGACCACGCCAAGGGCAAGCGCGTCTCGGTGAGCGCCGGCAGCGGGGAGCCGAAGCATCGTATCCGCACGCTATACGGCTCGAAGGCCGAGGCCGAGGCGGCCGCGAAGGCGGAGCTTGGCGCATACACGCGCGGCCAGGGCACCTTCGAGGTCAGCGGCCCCGGCATCCCAACCATGTTCGCCGAGGCGACCGTCGAGGCGGCGGGCTTCGATCCCGACGTCGATGGCGGCTACCTCGTGAAGTCCGTTCGCCACACCCTGGAGGGTGGCGGGTACTCGACGGACATCTCCATGGAAGCCAAGGCGACCTGACCAGACCCGCGCCGCGCATCTCGCGCGCGTAGGGTGCGACTGAATTTAGAGGGCCATGACCGATGCTTTCCGTTAAAGACTCCGAGGGCGACGACCGGAAGTTGGCCACGCGCCTTCTCGACGACGAGCACACTCCCTATCACCTCGAAGACGCGGCGCAGCGAGCGGCGCTCCTGGCGAAGCTGGTTGACGGGACGATGAAGGTCATCGCCACGCTGTCGGCCGATCAGGACCCCGTCTTCGATCACGCCAACGCGACCAAGACCTCCGTGACCACTAGCGCCGTGGTGCTGGACCCGCCGACTAACTGCAAGTTCGCGCGGGTGTCATCCAACGTGGATTGCTTTGTCCGCACGGACGGCCAGCCTGCCGCCGATGCCGCTGGCTCCATCCCCATCGTCGCGGGACAGCCAGAGGTGATTCCCGTGGTTGCCGGCGTCGATGTCACCGCGTTCGCTGCCAGCACGGCTGTCGTGCGCGTGACGCCGCTGAAGGCCCGCGCCTAGTGCAATTCCTTCGCGCCCTGGTGCTCGGTCCCGCATCCCTGCGAACCCACGCCCGTTCCAAGGGTGGGGGGGTGATCGTCACTCACACCATCATGCGCAACGGCCGCGTCATGCGCGACAGCCTAAGGATGACCGACCGTGGTTGATCTGATCAGCGAAGACGAACAATGGGGAGGCGTCCGCGACAAACTCAATCGTTTGGCCGCTGGCCTTCTTGGTCTCTTGCCCAAGGCGGACCCTGCGCTCGGCCGGGTCTTCGTAACCAATGACCTTGGCGGCGACATTGTCCCCGTGGTCGGCATCACCGACCCCGTCACGGGATCGCAGCAGGCCCCCGTCTATTTCGATTTCTCCGATGATCGCCTGAAGGTCTGCGGCGCAAAGACCCTGCTGGAAAGCACGTCGTTGCCGCGTGTTTCAGCCTCGGCCTCGACCTCGGGACGCGCAATCACCGTCACCGGAACGATCAGGCGGCCGTCCGGCAACGTGGCGATTTCTGGCACGATCACCGTCGATGCGGCCGAGGCTGTCGCCGTAACCGCGCTGGCCTACACCCTCAAATATTCGACCGACACGCGCTATTACGCCAACGTCAATGCGGTGTTGCCGTACCGCAGGATCAAGACCGTCAGCGTGACCGAGGGCGGGACGCCGCTAGTGGAAGGTGTCGGCTATTCGGTTTTCTATGAAGGCGGCAAGCTGTCGGGGCTGGTCAACACTACCGACAAGTCGGTCCTAGTTAACTACACCGGCCTAAAGCAGCGCTACGACTACATCGTGGCCGACGCCCTGACTGGCGCTCTGTCGGTCGTGAAGGGTACAGATCGGGCCATCGACTGCGAGGAGTATCGCCCGGCGATCCCTGACGGAACGATCGCCCTCTACTCGGTGTTCACCTATGACCAGACTGTCGAGGTTTATCCGGTCCATGAGTGGGTTGGGACGCAGAAACGCGGTCGGCTGATCCCCGAACTAGACGCACACAACGCCCGCATTTTGGCCCCGATCCGCGCGACAGTTCGGAAGGGCGGCGCTCTTTGCCTGATCGGTTACGGCGACAGCCTGGTGGCAATGGCGGGGCTGGCTGACCATCTTGTCCCCAACGGAACCGGCCGTGATCTCTACAGCTTCTTTTCTGGCTATGAGGCCGGAACCGTCGCCGCGAAGCTCGGCTCTGCGGTCGATTTTGGCGACGGCGGCGGAGCAATCCACACGACCCACAGCCGGGACCGGCAATTCAAGGCGTACCTTGAGAGCACTTACGGCTGCACCATCGACTATCAGAATTTCGGGATTGGCGGCAGCACCAGTGGAACGGGAATTTCCGGGTCCGACCGCCTAAATGGCCTCAACCCAACGCGTCTAAACGTGGTCACGGCTGCGGTCACAACTGCGATTGCGACCAAGCGCGTTCTGGTCAACCTGGCCTTCGGCATGAATGAACTGGGCAGCACGGCCACCCTCGCCAACATCATCGACCTGATCCAGGCGTTCCAAGCTGTGGGGGCGGTTGTGCAGGTGATCGGCATTCCGAGGCCCAACAGCTATGCCGGGTTCGGAACTTATGCGACGTGGCAGCAGACGAACGACTGGTTGTATGAGGCCGCGCTTGAGGCTGGGGCGGCGTTCGTCCCGACTGCGCCGTATTTCTCCGACGAGAACCTTGGCTACATGGGGCTATCGCCTAAGTCCCTGGCCAAGGGCCAACTCCCCAACCACCATGGCATCAGCGAGGTCACCTCGTTGGCGCAACTGCAAATCGCCCATTTTGAGGGAACTTGAGCATGGCTTATCCGTTCATGGTCCCGAGCCGAAAGAAGACCATCTCCGGGGCTCCGGTCCTCAATGCCTACCCCGCCTTTCCCTATGTTGAGCGCGCTGTCCCCGGCGCGTCGGGAGATTGGGCTCTGGGCGGTAGCGCTGCCAGCTTCACCCCTATTGGCGGGGCTGCGACCCTCACGGCCCAAGCTGCAACGCATGTGTTCGGCGACAACTACGTTGAGATGAAGGCCTATCAGCAAGGTCTGGTGACCAACATTTCCGAGACCTCTGAAGTGACGGTCTGGGTGGCGTGGCGCTACATTCGAGCGGGGGCCAAGACGTCAATCGTCACCGGCAATTTCCCCAACGGCTTGGCGAGCGGGTTCGGGATTACAACGTCCACTGATGGCGGGATCACGGTTACCTGTTTCCGCGCTCCCGGAACCGCCATTGTCGTCAATCTCAGCGGCGGCGCGCGGGTTCCCGCAGGGCTGTCTGATGGGGATATCATCTTCGGCGCGGTCTCTTTGGCGCGGATCATCGAAAACGGCTCCGAGGTCGGCACTCGCATCCGCGTCAAGCTCTCCACCTTCGCGGCGGCTGAAACTGTGACGACCGCCACCCGCGTCCTGAGCACGAACAAGCTGGCCTTGGGCGACGCCTTCTTCAGCAGCGCCTCATATACCCCCGTCGATAACCGGGTTTACTCCTTCGGCTCCCTGCCTATGGAAACCACGCTCGATCATCTCGACGAGCTTTGCGAGCGGATATCTCGCCGCCTGACCGAGCGCGGCGAAACGGTGAGATAGCCCCCGCACCCCTAATCAAACCGTGGGCCACCCAACCGGCCCCGCACTACCAGGCCCGCGCGCGTAGCTTTCTCCCAACACAGGAGAGCTACATGGCGCGGGCTGAACTTCTTGCAGACCTGAAGATCGACGAGGGCTGCCGCTTGGCCGCCTACCCCGACCCGCTCTCTCCCTTGGCTAAGGCCTGCCAGAAGGCAGGCATCGACTTCACGCGCAACTGGCGCAAGTTGCCCGGCGCTAGCGCCCTGTCCGGCCACCCATGGACGGTCGGCTACGGACACACGGGCACCGACGTCTCTCCGGCCACGGTGTGGACTCAGGCGCAGGCTGACGCGGTCCTGGCCAAGGACGTCGACAAGCACTGTGCAGAATTGATCGAGAAGGCTCCGTGGGTGGCGAATCTCGATCCCGTGCGGCGCGATGTCCTATTCAACATGGCCTTCAACTTGGGCATCGCCGGCCTCATCGGCTTCGTCAACACCCTGGCGGCAGTGAAGCGGGGCGACTACGAGCGCGCCTGCATCGGCATGCTTGCCAGCAAGTGGGCGAGCCAGGTGAAAAGCCGCGCACAGCGGCTCGCCAAGCAGATGCGCACGGGCGTGCGGTGATCAAGCGCATCCTTCGCATTCAAGAGGCCGCGCTTTGCCTGGTGCGCAAGTGGTGGCGGCCGATCCTCTCGTGCGGCATCGCGGGCTCTGTGGTGACCAACGGCGTCGTCGTGCCGATCCTGACCAAGACTGTGCCTGATCTCACGGGCTTGGCGGCTCTCGTCGTCGCGGCCAGCCCGTTCGCGGTCATGCGCGGCGTCGAGAAAATGAAGGGTGCGGAATGAGCATCGCCACCTACTTCCTGATCGCCGGCAAGAACCTCCTGAAGTTCGGTCTGAAGCATTGGGTGTGGTTCGCCCTGGCGGCCGCGCTTCTACTGGCCCGTCACATGGGCGTGCAGTCTGCCGAGCGGGCCGAGGCGCTCCGCATCGCCACCAACGAGCGCGACACCGCTGTGGCCACCGCCAAGGCATGGGAGAAGCACGCGGCCGACAGTTTGCGTCTGGCCGAGGCTACCGCAACGGCCCGCGCTGAAGAGCGCGCCGATCTATTGTCTATTGCACGGGCTCTCGGCTCGACCAAACAGGGTATCGCCAATGCGCCGGGCGCTTCTGATGCTTTCCGTTATTCCGACGCTGCTTATGGCTTCATGCGGGCACGCCCCGCCGAAGGCCAACAGCCCGCCGCCGCAGCCTCTCCCCACTTGGACGATCGCTGATTTTGAGTGCGACGACGAGCCGAAGGCTCCGCCCCAGGTCACGGTCAAGGGTGTCGTCGAGTCGTATCAGGCTGACACCTTGGCTGCGCTGCGCGGCTGCAAGACGATTTTGAAGGCCCGAGGCGCTGACGCCAGCCGCTATGGACTGGTGAAGTAATGAGTGAGTGGGGCTGGCTGATCGGCGCTGCCGGCGTCTTCCTGACGTTCCTAACCTTCTATGGCGGCTGGGTCATCGCCCGCCAGAAGGGCGAGAGCGCCGCAGACACCGCTAAGGAGGCCAAGGCCACCATCGAGGCCGTCAAGGCCGACCTGGCCGCGTTTAAAACTGAGGTCGCCCGCGACTATGCTTCCGCCAAGATGGTCGAGCAAGTCGAGAGCCGGGTGGTTAGCGCCATCGACCGGCTTGGCGACAGGCTGGACAACATCGTCGAGATCGTACTGAACAACCGACCCGCCCAACAGCGCCCCGCGCCTCGCTCGCGCGCCGTAAAAAGCTGACTTCATGGAAATCGATGAGAAGCTACGCGAGTTCGCCACGCCTCGGCAGTGGGAACTCTACGAGGCTGCATGCCTGCACGGCAGCTACGCCAAAGCCGCGCCGCATGTGAAGGCGAGCGGCGGCAACATCGGCGACGCCGTTCGGGCCATCAAGGCGAAGGCGGCTCTGGCCGGATACGCGCCGGGGCACTTCGTCGATGGTGTGGCCCCCGGCTACCGGATGGGCAAGGTCACCGTCCAGCGCGGCCCCAATGGCGTTGAGCGGGTCTGGGAGCGCCAGCATCCCGAGGCTGTGCAGCTTGAGGCCTTCCTGGCCCGCTGCGACGAGCGCCTGAAGGAATTTCCGCGCTTCAAGGCTATCGATCCGCCGGCTCCCCGCGCCGGCAGCCTCACCAACTTCCTCGGGCTGTTCGATCTCCACATCGGCGAGAAGATCAGTAGCGACGACCCCGCCGGCCGGTGGGACCTATCCATCGCGCGGCGCACCATCATCGGCAGCGCGGCCCATGCCATGAAAGTCGCACCCAAGGCCAAGCGCCTGGTGCTGTGTTTCGGCGGCGACGCGATGCACTATGACGGCGTGACGCCGGTAACCCCGACGAGCAAGCACGTCCTGCACAGCGACGGCGACTTCGACGATATGGTGGACGCCACGCTCGACATCGCCCTGGCGGTTATCGATGAGGCCCTCCGCACGCACGAGGAGGTCTATCTCGTGTGGGCTACCGGCAACCACGACCTGTCGACTAGCCGGATGCTGCGGAAGATGTTCGGCCGCCTCTACACCGACGAGCCCCGCCTGCATGTCGTCCAGAGCCGCCTGGACTACTACGCCCTGCAATTCGGCAAGGTGATGCTATGCATCCACCACGGGCACGGCGCGAAGCTCACCGACTTCGCCAGCATCTTCGCCTCCATGTTCCGCGAGATGTGGGGCGCGACGGTCTACGCCTACGGCCACCGGGGGCACGAGCACCACATCCACAGCAAGGAGAAAGGTGGGATGGTCTCGACCCAGCACCCCTCGCTCGCCCCCTCGGATGACTACGCGCTCGGCAAGGGCCTGATCAGCCGGCGCGGCTGCATCATGACCACCTACCACGACGAATACGGCGAGGTCGGCCAGAACACCACCCGGCCGGAGATGCTCGACATCGCCGCTTGACAGCCGC